AAATGGCAAAGCTCTCATTGTTGAAAGAGTACATACTCCAAAGGATAAAGCCGACCGCCATTGAGACCGTCTTGCCCGATCGAATGGAGCCGTCGCAGAGAATGCCGTCGTAGTCTGCAAACTCAGGTCTCTTCCACCACGTCAGCGTCAACGTCTGCCGAGGACTGAATCTCTGGTATTTCATTTAGATCGATTCCCCCCTCTGCAGCGCCGGCGATCGCCTCAAAGAGGTTATTCTTCTGCGTATCGCCCTCCGGATTCGTCCCGTCAAAGAGACCGAGATATTTGCCAAGCATCTCGAGAGCGCGAGCTTTATCAGCGAGTTTGACCTCTACGCCATACATACCCTCCTTGACAGAGGCGAGAGCTGCCAGCTTATCAGCGGCCACGTCGTCAGAATCTTTAATGAGAACGTGGCCGCCTTGAATCGTCAAAAAGTCGGTAGCCTTCGCGAAGCCGATCGAAGCGAGTTCTTTCAGGACACGCTCTCGCGTGATCTCGAGCTTTTCAGCCGCCGATTTTTGTCTTTTTTGGATTGCGGCTTGAATTTCGGGTTTCTTCAAATTTGAAACGCCGATCGAGTAAGCCGTCTTTTTGCTATATCCTGCACGGATTGCGGCTTGCGTCGCATTCAGGTCGACAAGGTATTCATCGACAAACTTTTGCATCTTCGGAGTCATTTTGCCTGCCACGCTCACCACCTCCAAACGCAGCAAAATGAAAAGAGCGACTGTTTCCAGCCGCTCTTCTTCAGGAGGAAGGACAATGGCCGTGCTCGCCAAAACCTTCCATACTGTTATATCGTGTTTGACTATGAATTAGTGCGCTTTAGTCCAAATTATACATAATACCGCATTTATGCCGGAATTAGTGCGCTTGCCGCTTCCTGCAATGCAGATAAAGCTCTGCGGTGAAGCTCCTGAGTCCATCTGAATGTATAATTCATTCTGACGGCAATCTCCTCCCACCGCAGGTAACTGAGATACCGAAGCTCGAGAACGGTCTTGAAGTTCAAGTCCTCAACAAGCTCCTTGATAATCTGAGAGGTTTGCCGCTCAAAGTCGGCAATCTCCATGATCTCATCTTTGATCTCTTCTTGCAGCGTCATAATCGCGACAACACAATTCTCGGTCTTGCTTGTAGGGTAACCGCCGCCGCTCGAAGCGTTCTCGGGATTCGCGGTAATAGACTCGGCGATCTGCCGCCACTCCTCGATGCGTTTTTGCCTTGCGGCAATACGCTCCTTTGCGCGATAACCGCGATTAAGTACGGCCATCGGGTCGTCAGATAGCGACTGTAAAACTTCTTCCGTCATGTTACCTCCTTGATTCTGGCCTTAACCGCCTCAAGCAAGGCGTTCTGGCCTGCCTCTTTGTTTCGTAAGACAATATCGTAAATACGCTCATCGATCGTACCTTTTGCCATAAGCGTGTGAATGAGAACGGGTTCAGTCTGCCCGCGCCGATGAAGACGCTTGTTCGCCTGCTGGAAGAACTCAAGATTCCAAGTCGGACTATACCAAATTGCAATATGACCGCCAAATTGTAAATTAAGGCCGTGACCGGCGCTTGCAGGATTCGCGAGAAGAATCGGAATCTCCTTAGCGTTCCACCGCTTTACAACATTTTCCTCTTTCACATGAACGGCCTGAGGGTACCGCGCTTGCAGTCGATCGAACTCATGTTTGTAATTGTAGAACACCAAAACAGGTTGGCCGTTCGCCTCTTCGATAAGCTGGTCTAAGACCTCGAGCTTTTGGTCGTGGACGATCTGAGCTTTACCGTTCTCGTCATAGACTGCGCCGCCCGCCAACTGCAAGAGCTTATTTGTCAAGATCGCGGCCGTCGCCGCGTCAACGTCTCCGTCTGCAAAAGGCAGCAGCATAGTCTTTTCAAGTTGTTGGTACATAGCTGCCGCTTTTTCCGAGAGCTTGACCTCATGGGGAATCGTAAGCCTCTCAGGAAGGCCCGTCGTTTCCATGCTGATACAGAGATCGCTCAGCTTTGCGAAGATCGCTTCACGGGCCCCATCCTTCAAGTTCCAGTCATAGACGATTCCGTTCGGCCCACGTCTGCCAGGCGTGAAGTAGGTATCACGGTAAGCCGACAACGTTCGACCGAGTCGCGCGCCCTCGTCTAAGAGATAAACCTGAGACCAGAGATCGAGTAGGCCGTTCGGGGCTGGCGTACCCGTAAGACCGACAATTCGGTCAATATACTTTCGGACTTTCCGAAGAGCCCTAAAACGCTGGGCCTTACTGGACTTGAAGCTCGATAGCTCGTCGATCACGACCATGTCAAAGGGCCACTTCTTCTTGTAGTAGCCGACGAGCCAAACGACATTTTCGCGATTGACGATATAAAAATCGGCGTCAGTATGCAGCGCGTCAATTCGCTCCTGCGCCGTGCCGATAATCAGGGAATACGTCAAGCCCTCGAGCTGGTCCCACTTCGCCAGTTCGTCAGGCCACGTCTCTCTCGCGGGAAGGAGCGGCGCGATCACAAGGACCTTGCTTGTTTCAAAATAGTCCCGCAGCAATTTCTCGCATGCCGAGAGCGTGATTGCCGTCTTGCCGAGACCCATATCGAGAAACAGGCCTGCGGCTTTATGCTCAAGGACAAACTTCTCAGCAAAAGCCTGATAGGGGTAAGGCGTATATTTCATGCCTGCACCCCGATCTCAATAAGCCGCTGACGAAAGACTTCTGCGTCGTCAATCCGCCAGACGTGACAGCCCAGCCCCTCCAAAATGCGAAAGACCTTCTTCTGCTGCTCGCTCCGCCCATCATTCAAGCCTGGGCGCTTAAGCTCGACAAAAATGATATGGGGTCCAGGCAAAATACAGATTCGGTCAGGCACGCCCCGACGACCAGGGCTTACCCACTTCCAAGCCACGCCCCCGAGGACTTCGACTTGTCGGCGGATATTCCTTTCAACTGTTGATTCTTTCAAAGCTACCTCCTGTTGTAGCGAAGTAGCAAAATAGCGCTCGCGCGTATATGTACCCTACGGATTAAGGGTAAAAGGAAATTTTTATGTCTTTTTAGGTTTAATCCATAGGGTTCAATAGGTATAATTGCTACTTTGCTACTAAATTGATGAAAGGCTTGGAAACACTGGCTTTTAGCCGTAGCAAAACGAGTAGCAATTCGATTTGTGTTTTGCTACTCGCTACAGCCCCGAGTAGCAAAACTCTTGCCGAAAATGATTTTGCTACTCGGTTTGCTACTCGTTTTGCTACTCCGTTTCCTCGCGAACAAAGCCGCGCTGTTGGCCGTAAATCTCGCCGTAGTTGATTCGTGACCGAGCTTTCCAGCCTGGCAGCCGTTTCAGCATAGCGTTGTACTCACGAGTTTTCTGCGGGGTGTAGTCCTTGACGGTCCCACCGAATAACTCGCAATGAATCTCCAAAGCGCAAATGGCTTTGCGACGCTCGGTTCCTGCTTGCTTTTCATCGTCAAAGCCGTCATTCCAGTATGCGAGCCGCTGGCTCAGATTTCTTGTAGCCCAGTCTTTCGGAAGAAGACGCTCAACAAACTGTTCAAGCAAGCCTTGCTTACCATTCATTTCAGTATGCGCGTCCTGAATCTGCCGTGCGACGGCCTCAATCTTTGCATTATCAAGATACCAGTTTTCTCCAGCGGAATACCGCATGACGATCTCAGCCCATACCTGGTCAACGATCTCAGCGGTAAAGTAGTCACCTGTTTCTCGCCCCTTGTCCGTGACAGTAACCGGCCAAAATCGGCGGCCGCCTGTTGCGTCCCGCAGGAACTCGTCGTCGTTGGTCGTACCGAAAAAAGCGCATTGCCGCGGATGCTCCTGCGTGCGTTTGGCGTACGCCGCACGGTAGCTGTCTGACTGTTTAGAGACAAACTGCTTGATCGACTCAAGCTCAGCTTTTCGGGTCGCCGCCATTTCTCCCATCTCAATAAGCCAAAAGCCTTGAATCTGTTCATAGGCCTCTTTACCCTGAACGGTATAGAAGGAATCGGAAAACCAGGACTTACCGAGCTTGGCGAGGGTCGTAGATTTGCGGCAGCCTTGCGGGCCGACAAGGACAAGAATGTGATCGTGTTTGCACCCAGGCTGCATGATTCTCGCGACTGCGCCGATCAAGGCCTTGCGGGTGACTGTCCGCGTGTACTCTGTATCTTCGGCGCCGAGATAATCAATGAAGATCGTGTCTGCGCGGGCGACTCCGTCCCATTTAAGGCTCAGGAGATACTCGCGAACGGGGTGCCGCATACAACTCTGCATCGCGAGAAGTACGGCGTCACCGATCTTCATGGTGTTTACGATTTCATACTTGATCTCGAGGAAATTGCGAAGGCCGGCGTCGTCGGTGTCGGTCCAAGTCGTTGTCATTCGATCGGCGAGCTTGCACCACGGAAGATCTCCGCAAACCGTCATTCGCTCCTTGAAGGTATCGTAGAAGTATTTACCGCGAAGACCTGCATCGTGCTCCATAATGAGCTGCACGTTGTTGATCGTGTTATCGAACTTCCCATTTTTGTTGCATGTGAGCTGGCCTACCCAGTCATAGTCTTCGTCAGGGTCGTCAAAACGGTCCTTGAGACGCTCAAAGTTGGCCTTGGCAAGCTCTTCGCGAACCTCAGGAATCTGCATAGCCTCATCTTGCAGCTTCATAAACGAGGGCATTTTGTGCGACGGAGTACCAGGACTCGTGTCGTCGTCCAAATTGCCGTAGAGGTGAATACGGACGAGATCGAAGGCGTTACAGAGCTTTCCGCTTGCAGGGTCCGTGCCGTGATGGGAATACGCAAAAACACCATTGTCGTAGAGAACTAAGCCACCTGAGGTTGAGCCGCCTTTGTAGGTATAGCGATTGTCGTCATATTTCTCGTAAGTATCGGGGAGAAAATGCTCGATCGCATCGTGAATGTCATAGACGCGGCAGAACGCACCGACAATACCATTTTTCTCGAGCGGGCTCTCTTGGTGAGACGCGAGCCTATGTAAAGCCTCGGCTCGACGCGAGGAGATCGGCCATTCAGAAGGGTCATGCCAGTCAACGTATCGAGCGAGCTGCTCGTCTGCGTTCAGCCACGGCCCATCCTCGACTTCATACCGGTACTCAGCATTGATCGAGGCAGAGGGCCAG